TTCTTCGTGTTCATTTATTTTTTTTTTCCCTTTAATTTCATGAATATATCTATTAACAAAACTTTCTAGTTCCGACATTATAATACTATATATTTTTTAATATATTATTTTATTTATGAACATTAATTTAAAGATTATTTTATTTATTAAATAATGAATATGTTTTTAATTGAACACAATAATAAAGTAATTGGCGTATATGATAATTATGAACAAGCGGACCTATTTATTATTTCATGTATACAAAATAATTTAATGAAAAATGCTAAAATATTAGCATATAAAAATAATAGTTGTTTTCTTGTTTTATCAAAAACATATGATAATAATCAAGAACCTACTTTATCAAAAGTAGGACAAAGTCTTATTTTTGATAATGAACAAATTAAAAAACAAGAAGAACATTCTAACTTTTCTCAAGAAAAGTTAGAACCTACTTTATCAAGTGTGAAACGAAGTTTCATACTTGATAATTTACAAGTAGAAGAAGAAGTAGAAAAAGTAGAAAAAGTGGAGAGAGTAGAAAAAGTGGAGAGAGTTTATACAGCAGAAGAAATTGAAGAGATTAATAAAAAGAAAATTGATAGTGCTAAATTGCAACATAAAATTAATATGTTGAAAGTGTATAAAGAAAAAATTGAAGAGTCAAAACAAGTTTATGATAATGATATTAAACTATTTAATATATTTGAAGAAAATAAAAAAAATAATAATGAATTTATAATTCCAGAGTTATTTATGGATAAATATAAATTATTTAAAAAATTACAAGAAGATAATAATTTATCATGGGAATCATTTGTAAAAGAATATAAATTTATTAATTATTATGATGACCATTTTAAATTAAATGGTTATGAAGAAAAATTCTTAAATTATGAAACAGATTCTGAAACTGAAGATTCTGCTGATGAAGTTATTATTGAAGAACTAAATATATAAAAATTTCTAAATCATTATATATGTATCGTATAGAAGATATAGAACAAATAACTGCTAATATAGATAAAATTAAAGATGATGCTGCTAAGGAATATAAAACATTTTTTGAGCCAACAATAGATGAAAATGCTAAAGTGTATAAAGCTATCAAAGATTATATTAAAAGAAAAGGAAGAGTAGTTTATGGAGGATTTGCACAAAATTTATTATTAATGGCAAAAAATCCAGATGAATCATTTTATAAAGAGGTTAATGGAGTTTTTTATAACTGGCCTGATTTAGCTGATATAGAATTTTATTCAACAACACCAATTGCTGATATAATTGAATTAACAGAAGAATTACATAGTAAAGGTTTTAAACATATTGAAGGTAAAGAAGGTGTTCATGCTGAAACATATAAAATTTTTGTAAATTTTTTAAATTATTGTGATATATCTTATGTACCAAAAAATGTTTATGATAATTTACCTATTATTAATATTAATGGTTTAAAATGTGTATCACCTCATTTTATGATGGTTGATACTTACAGAGTATTAACAGACCCATTAACATCATATTGGAGATTAGATAAATCTATTAAAAGATTTCAAAAGTTAATAAAATATTATCCAATAGATGAATCACATAATGATATGAAAATAAATTTGCAACAAAATGATGAAATATCAAGAACTATTCGTAAAAAAATTATTCAAAAATCAAAATTAATTGTTGTAGGTTTTCATGCTTTTAATTATTATGTTAAAAAAGATTTGAATGAATATTTTATTAATAAGTTTCCATATTATGAAGCAATTTCAAGTAATTTAGATAGAGATTCAAAAAAAGTTTTTTCAAGATTAAAAAAATTTAATGTTACAATGAAAAGGTTTCATCCTTTTTTCTCTTTCTTTGATGAAAGAGTTGAATATTATTATAAAAATGAACTTATATTTATATTATATGGAAATAATCAAAGATGTACTGTATATAATCATTCAAAAAAGAAGAAAACATATTTTGGAACATATAATTTAGTTTTTATGTATTTATTATTTAGATATTTTTATTTTTATATTAATCATAATAAATTTAGTAATATAATTTCAGCATTAATAGGAAAATTACATGAAACGAGAAAGAAATATTTAACTGAAAGAAATATAACAGTTATTGATAAGTCTCCTTTTCAGGATTTTACTTTAAAATGTATTGGAAAACCTTTTGATATGATGAGAGAGTCATTATTATCCGGATTAGAGAAAAAGAAACAAGGTAAAAGAATGAAATTTAGATATGGGGCTTCTGGAAAACCTGGAAAAGTTCCTGAGTTCAGATTTAATAATACTTCTGGAAATCAGAAAAATTAATATTTAAGAATTTTTAAAAAAAAAATCTATAGTATTATATATATATATGGTTTCAGGTGAAGAAAAAGAACAAGAACAACAAGAAGAACAACAATTAGAATTAGCTGGAGGAGCTAAAAAAAGAAGAGTCGCTAAAAAAGGCTCTAAGAAAAAGGCTTCCAAGAAAGGCTCTAAAAAAATGTCTGGAGGTGCTAAAAAAAGAAGTGTTAAAAAATCTTCTAAGAAAAAGGCTTCTAAGAAAGGTTCTAAGAAAAAGGCCATGGTAGGAGGGGCTAAGAAAAAGGCTTCCAAGAAAGGCTCTAAGAAAAAGGCCTCTAAGAAAAAGGCTTCTAAGAAATAAATTAATAAGTATATGATAATTCACAATATTTATCTATTCGTTTTGTGTAATTTTTTAAATAATGATACTTAAATTCTAAATTATTTAATAAATTATTATTTTTTGGTGAATTATGTGGGGTTTTTATTTCAAAAATTTTTTTTGAAAAATTAACAAGATTATCTATTGCTTCTATATCATAATCTCCTATTTCAATATTATTTAATATAAGATTAATATATTTTTTTAATAATTTTATTTTCTTTACTTTATTTTCCATTTATTAATAATAATTATTATTAATAAATACGATTTTCATTTTTTATTTTTATAAAATAATTAATCAATAAAATTACAATCATCATCTTGAGCTTTTATAATCACTTCTTTCTTCTTTTTCATTGAACTACATAATAATGAACAATCAAAATCTTTATCTAAAAATAAATAATTATTTGATGTTACCAATTGATTATGAATCGTATAACTTGTGTTTATTCTTGTATATTTTTTACGTTTATCAGCTATTGTTCTTAATTCATCTAACTTATTTTGGTTCTTTCGATAATAAACTATTTTATCCCATGTTTCTTTTAATATAGGTATTATACCATTTAAAAAATCATCATCTCTTTTTATTTCCAAGTTATGAGATGAAACAAGTTTCCAATATATTACTTTATTAAAATAGTAATTTTTATGAATATCTGGATATAATTCTTTATATTGATTCATCATATCAACAAGCCAATTATCATATTCTTGTTCATTCAAGTCTAATCTTTTAGGAATAATATATTTACTTTTCCATTCTATTTGGTCTCCTTCAAAAGCTGGTTCAAATTCTTTCGGAAAGAATTCTAATATCATACCTTTCTTTAATTTATTATCAACCTGCATTTTTTCAGAATTTTTACCAAAAGTATTAATACATGACGCGCAATTATCAATTAAATATTCTGTTCTGGATTTATATTCAATTAATTTACATTGCCAAAAATCACAAATATCTAATTCACAACATGCTAACTGTTGTTGAACCTGACAATAATAATAAAATGGACAAATATCATTTATCTTTCCCGATGTTACAATTTCTCTTGTAACAGGACACTTAATTTCTAACATTACTCCTAATCTTTCTGAAAAATTATTATCTAAAGAATATTTAGAACAGATACCATCAGGAGATGCACCTAAAAAATTATATTTTTCAGATGGTAATGCACCAAATTCTATTACTCTATTATTATAAATATGTTCATAAATCATTGTTGCAGTTGGTTCATACTTTTTCCCATGAAATACTGTTGCATTATCTAAGAATGGAAAATTTGGGTCACACTTTTTAAGAATAAATGATTCAACTGGTTCATATGGATTCAAATCTATTGCGGCTGCTGTATCTGAGGCAGTAATTCTATTATATCTGTAATCAAACCAAGCTTTCGTTCTTTGTTCAGGTTGTGGTAATTTTCTTAATTTTATAAATTGTTCTTCTAATTTTTTATATTTTTTAGGTACTTTAAAATCAGGGTATGTTTCTTCAAATTCTCTAAAACAGTTTTTACCATTTTCAAAACATATATTTCTTATTTTATATTTTGGTTTGTATAATCTATTGAATATTTCATCAACCATACTTCTTTGTAAATCAGTATATTCATTTTTTAATTCATAAAATATTTCATTTTTAATTA